TACCGAGGCTATGGCTTATCTTATCTTATGGTTGAAGAATGGAAACAAATAAACTAAATGTAGTACTAGATTTATGTAAGGCCGTAGACGAAAGTTTTAGGATCACCACACTTCAAATATTCCTAAGTATCGCTGACAACGAGTACTTGGGTAATGATCCCTTGTCGGTCACAGACTTCACCAAACTACACCACCTCACATTAGCCTCTGCATCACGACATTGTATGCTGCTAAGTGAGACAAGAAGACAGGGGGATAAAGGTATGAACCTAATTCAGATTACCATTAACCCCTTATCCCGAAATCAGAAGCTTTTAACTTTAACAACGAAAGGAAAACGACTGTACGACAGTATACGTGCGGTCCTAACATAAACTTACATGACTGTAACAAAGCGAGGCAAACGCTTCCAAGCCTACATCACTGTAGGCAAGGAGCGCCACCGCCGCAGCTTTGATACCAAAGTAGAAGCACTGATCTGGGAAGATCAAGTCAGGGACGCTATTACCCTTGGTAAGCCTCTTCCCAGTTCAACCCCCCAATCATCACAATCATCTAAATCTTGGTCTCTCGACAACGCTGCGTCGAGGACATGGGCTATGTATTGGGAAGGCTCTCGCTCAGAGGAGAAGGTAGCCTTTAATATGAACCGTGCTTTAAAGTACTTTGGCAAACATAAGCCTGTGGCAGACATATCGACAGAAGCTGTTGATGATTACATCTTATTCTTGAAAGGAGAAAGATTATCCAATGCCACCATCAACCGTAACCTAGCAGCCTTGTCAAAGATGCTAACGGTATCGATGGACTACAGTAAGATCATCAAGAAGCCTAAGATCAATAGGCTAAAAGAGACCAACTGGCGTATGCGCTGGTTTACCGTTGAAGAGGTAGATCGTATCTTGCAAGTATCTAAGACCGCAGGGTATAAAGACCTCTATGACGCAGTGGCTGTTTCAGTAGACACTGGGGTTCGTCTGAACGAATTACAGGAGATCAAGGAAAAAAGCATTAGAGATGGTGGACTAATAGTCGATGGCAAAAACCACGATTGGCGGTCCATCCCCCTGACACAGAGGGCGTATGAGATACTTTCTCGCAGGGCCGAGGTGATCAGGAATCTTGATCCTCCTGTTGACCCTACACGGCATCATGTGAGGGTGCGTCTATTCCCTGAGGGCGGGTGGTTACGCCCACAGTGGGAGCGTGTCAGGGGACTTGCCTTCTCAGAGGGTGAGCTTAACCAAGAGAAGGGTGACGATATAGTATGGCACACCATGCGTCACACCTTTGGATCACGATTGGCTCAGAAGGGTGTGACCCTTCAAGTCATCAAGGACCTAATGGGGCATAAGAGTATCCAGACCACCCTTAGATACGCAAAGCTTGCCCCTACTAATTCCAAGGATGCTATTGCTCACTTGGAATAGTCCAGCGAGAGTTTACACTGTAAACTTTAATAATGGACAGTATTGTCTCTATACAACTCTTGTAGACTTTATCTTCTAGGGATATAGAGTAAGAAATGGTGGCGCGGCTGGTGGCGTAGAGCTTATCCAGTGGCGCTACCCTCTAAGGCCTCTTGGTGGAATTTGGTATACACAAAGGACTTAAAATCCTTCGCCTTCAATGGCTTGCGGGTTCGAGTCCCGCAGAGGCTACCACTACTAAATAACTTGTCGGGAGACTTAAAATGTACCGCGAACTAATTACACACCTGCAATCACCTAAAATTACTATAAAAATAAGGCTAATGGAGCTACTTTCTGGCATCCTTAACATAGCTTTCATATGTGCAATAGATATTGTGGCGTAGCTAACCCCGTGGCGCGGCGGTGGCGTATTTAATAATGGACACTCTTGTCCCCCCAGACCCCCAATATACCTTACAGGATAATAATACATGACTGATCTCCTTGAGACACAGAAGCAGCTTGAGCTTGAGATGCACATGACGGGCATCGAAGGTTACAGGAAGAAGGTTAGAACAAGCATTGAGCAGGGCATTGAGAGCCGCACCCCTTACGGCCTGATGATGCTGAAGCGCAGTGTAGATGTATTGGCAGCATCTTGTGATAGATTTGTGATAGATGCACTCAGCGGGGCAGCTACCAAAAGCCCATTCTCAGCAACATTGATGAATAGCTTGGATAGTGAGGTGTGTGCATATGTATCCCTCAAAGCAGCCATTGACGGTGTATCAGGAACAACATCACTGACCAAACTAGCTATGAAGATTGGTGGGATGCTTGAGGATCAGTTCAAGCTAGATTTCTACAAACAACAGGATCAATTCATCTTCAATAAGATTTATAAGCGGGTCACTAATCAAACCACGAACAGGTATTACCGCCGCTACAATCTCTTGCGTGAACTTACACGCTTGGAGTTAACCTGTGCAGAGGCTTGGAACAAGCATGAGAAGATGAGCCTAGGATGTAAGCTGATCGACTTGGTTGTACAGGAGACAGGCTTAATCAGGATCGAAACGCAGACCGTAGGCCGTAACAAGAAAATCCTAATGGTTAGGTCTACTGATAAGACACTAGCATGGATTGCCAAGGTCAATGAAAGAGGTGAGGCTCTATGCTCTTCCTTTGGGCCTTGTGTCATCAAGCCTAAGGATTGGACTACCCCCATCGATGGTGGCTTCTACACCCCAGAGCTATTCAATGTCCCTTTGATCAAGACCAGTAACATTAACTACTTTGAGGATATGCAGCATTACCCCATGCCTGAGGAATATGCAGCCGTTAACACTCTCCAAGGTTCCAAGTTCCAGATCAACCAGCCCATCCTTGAGTTTATGCAAGAGTGTTGGGAGAGTGGATTACCTTGGGGTGGCTTGGTCAGTCGTGAGGACGCTACACTTCCACCATTCCCTTTTAGCCCTGACAAGGACACCAAGAACCTTAACGAGGCTGATGCCTTGAAGTTTAAGGATTGGAAAAAGGCAGCAACACGGGTGTATCAGTTCAATGCCCGTTCAACGTCTAAACGTCTTGCAACCATTCGGACCATACAGGTGGCTGAGAAGTACAAGGATTTCGATGAGTTCTTCTTTGTCTACCAGAATGACTTTAGGTTCAGAAAATACGTCACCAGCGCGTTTCTCAATCCTCAGGGGGCTGACCCTTCCAAAGCTCTCCTACAGTTCTCTAAGGGCCGTAGGTTGGGCGAGAGGGGTGCTTTCTGGTTAGCAGTACAGGGGGCCAACACTTATGGTGAGGATAAGATTACCCTGCAACAGCGATACGATTGGGTAAAGGAGAATAGTCCTTGGATCATCAAGTGTGCTGAAGACCCTATGGTCTACAAGGAGTGGTGTGATGCTGACAAGCCTTGGCAGTTCCTTGCCTTCTGTTTTGAATGGCAGGGGCAAAGTATTTTGGGCGAAAATTTTGAGAGCAAACTACCAATCGCTTTAGACGGGTGTAACAACGGTATCCAGCACTTAAGCGCATTGGCTAGGGATTATCGCGGCGGTGAGGCTACTAATCTTCTGCCCAGCGCATTACCCAACGATATCTACCAAGAGGTAGCTGATGCCTGTGTCGAGGAGCTAGAGAAACGCGATGACCCTATGGCTACCAAGTGGCTAGAGTTTGGGGTCACCAGAAAGTGCTGTAAGCGTCCAGTAATGGTGGTGCCTTATGGTGGTCGGCTCTTTAGCTGCCGTGGGTACATCGAAGAGTACATCCACGATGTCTTAGAGGATGGTTCACCTGATCTTTTCGATGGCAAGTACTTTGAAGCAAGTAATTACCTAGCCCGTATCCTCTGGGATGCGATCAGCGAGGTGGTTGTGTCGGCCCGTAAGGTTATGGATTGGGTACAGAAAGTATCTAGCACTGTAACGAAGCAGGGATTTCCCTTGGCATGGCAGACACCAACAGGGGCCTACGTCAGTCAGAACTACGAGGCCTTTAATACCAAGAGGGTAACCACGCACATCGATGGTGTGCTTATCAAGCCCTCAGTCAGAGAAACAATAGAAGGAAAGTTAGATCGGAGAAGATCAGTTAACGGCTCTAGTCCTAATTTTATTCACAGTCTGGATGCATCTGCGATGACAAAAACCATCAACCTGTGCAGACAGAGAGGCCTAACCGACTTCTGTATGATCCACGATAGTTATGCGGTTCATGCAGGTGAGTTATCAAACGGGAAGAATTGTACTGATGTATTGTTTGCATCATTACGCGAAGCCTTTGTTGATATGTATGTAAACAATAATCCTCTAAGTGACTTGCGAGAAAGTATCTTAGAGATCGTAGACAAAGTACCAGAGCCACCATCGATGGGGACCTTGGATATCACTAAGGTTACTGAGAGTGAGTTCTTCTTTTCTTAGTTTTCAACTCCTTCCACTTGTGGAAGTAATAATGGACACTATTGTCCCTACAAAACTTGGAAAGGTTTAAAATGAATATCGAAGCAGTAGCTGCATTGATGATCAGGCGGGGGCAACAAGTGCCTGTTGATATGATCATTAAGCTACAGGAAATGGGTCACAATTTTGAAGCGTTTGAAAACAAACACATCAAGCATGACCGCTATACCAACAACCTAAACGATGAAACTACGAAGGATAATTAATGGCTATAACTACACCTAAAGGCACAGCAATGTGGGCAAAGCTTTTCACACCTGATTTCAAATTCAGTGATGTTGGAGAGTACAGTGTAGCACTTACTATTGGTGCTGATAATGCCGCTGATATTGTGTCTAAGATTGACGCTCAGTTGGATTACTCTTTGCAAAAAGCACAGAAAGAAAACCCCACAAAGAAGGGTTCGATCAAACCAGCATCCCCACCTTACAAAGAAGTATTTGATGAGCAGGGTAATGCCACTGGTGAGTTTGAATTTAAATTTAAACAGAAGGCAGTAGTCCAGACCAAGAACGGTCCACTTAAAAAGAAACCAGCCGTAGTAGATGCCAAAGGTAAACCCATCCGCGAACCCATTGAAGTAGGTAATGGCTCAGTGATGAAGGTAGCGTTTGATATGTACCCTTACTACACCGCGATGGCTGGTGCAGGGGTATCGTTGAAACTAACGGCAGCGCAACTCATCGATGTCAAAGGTAGTTTTAAGTTCGACGTTGAGGATGGCTATGAGTTTTCCGAAAGTGATGTGAAACAACCAGATGAAGACTTCAACAACGAAGAGGAAGCCCCCCGTCAAGCCGACGATCTTGGGGACTTCTGAAGATACTAAATTTCGATCAGGATTAGAACGCAATATCGCCCGTGACTTAGACAAAATGTGTAGCGACTACACCTATGAACAAGAGCGGATACCTTACTTTGTCGAGCGCAAGTATATTGCTGACTTCATTCTACCCAACGGCATCATCATAGAAGCCAAGGGCTGGTTCAAATCTGCTGACCAGCGGAAGATGAGAAACCTCAAGGATCAACATCCAGACCGTGAATTTCGGTTCGTATTTCAGAGGCTAAATTCCAAAGTTCAAGGAAGCACAATGACTTGCGCCCAATGGTGCGAGAGATACGGGTTCCTGTATGCAGAAACTTTTGTCCCAAAGGAGTGGGTAAACGAATGAGAAAGATTAACCTGATTGTCATACACTGTTCAGCCACCAAAGCTGATCAAGAATGTAACGCAGACATCATTGACAAGTGGCACCGCAAACGGGGCTGGCGAAAGATTGGATATCATTACGTCATCAACCGTAGCGGATTGCTAGAGACAGGGCGTGGCCTTGAAGAGGTTGGCGCACACGTTAAAGGCAAGAACAAGCACAGCATAGGAATTTCTATGATTGGTGGTCTTGATGCCAATGGTGATCCTGAGTGTAACTATACAAAGGAGCAATGGAAGCAGTTGGATACTTTGGTCAGTCAGCTACAGGCTGATTACCCAGAGGCTGATGTGGATGGGCATAATAGTTTTGCCGCAAAAGCATGTCCCTGTTTCAACGTAAAAGAATGGTTGAAGAACGAGAAGAAAGCTCTTTCGTAGCGCATCAACCTTGTCCCAAATGTACATCAAGAGATGGGTTCGCCCTCTACGATGACGGGCATGGTTACTGCTTTGTGTGTCACCATTATCAACACGGTGACGATACTGAAATTATCCAAAAACGTGAGGTTAAAATGGCAACTACACAGCTAGTTGAGCGGGACAGCTATGTCCCTTTGAACAGACGTAGACTTAGCGAAGAGACTTGTAAGAAGTGGGACTACCACCTCTCTGAGTTCAACGGCAAGAAGTGCCATGTCGCTAATTACAAGGACGCACAAGGACAGACCGTGGCGCAGAAGCTGCGGTTCGCTAACAAAGACTTTCTTTTCATAGGAGATACTAAGTCAGCCACCCTCTATGGACAGCACCTGTGGCCCGATGGGGGCAAGATGGTTACTGTGGTAGAGGGTGAGCTAGATGCTTTATCTCTTCAACAAACTATGAAGAGTTGGCCCGTTGTCTCAATCCCCAATGGGGCAGCGGGTGCAAAGAAATCAGTGCAGAAAAATTTGGAGTGGCTTAACAAATTCCAAAAAGTTAATTTCTGTTTTGACAGTGATGATGCTGGTAGAAAAGCAGCCAAAGAATGTGCTTCCCTACTGCCACCATCCAAGAGCCGTATAGTTAATCTCCCCTTGAAGGATGCCAACGAAATGTTGGTAGAGAACAGGACAGATGAACTGATCAGGGCTGTCTGGGATGCCAAGGAGAATAGACCTGACGGTATCCTCAATGGCTCTGACCTATGGGATGAGATCAACCTAGCGAATGATGCTGAGAGTTGGAGCTACCCATACCACGGCCTCAACGATAAGACCCAAGGCTTACGCAAGGGTGAGATCGTTACCGTTACTGCTGGGTCTGGGATCGGCAAGAGCCAACTGTGCCGTGAGTTCTCACACCACCTGTTAACTCAGGGTGAGACCATAGGCATCGTAGCCTTAGAGGAGAGCATCAAGAGAAGCGCCTTAGGCCTGATGGCTATAGCAGCTAACAAACCCCTTCACCTCAACGTCGAGGTCACACCAGAGGAGAAGCTAGAGGCATTTGAAAGTACCCTAGGTACAGGCCGAGTGTTCCTGTACGATCATTGGGGGTCCACAGAGGCTGA